GCTGTTGGAACTGGTATATACGCTTATTCAGTATCTAATAACGTAAATGTAGAAGGTGACTATAACTATTATGAATCTGAGGCACAGTCTGTTGAAGCACCTGATATTGAATTTGGGGCGTTCCCAGGTGGAGATATTTATCAAGATGTCATTTTTCATCAACAAATGTTAGGAATTGGGGTTAATCAACCAATTGGTGTTCCTCCTACTTCTACTTCTAACGTAGCTGAAGAAGATGCTACTAGGGATTTAAGAGCATCAGTTGCTTATTGGACTAATACTACTGGAAAAACGTTGATATGTGATAATGTACGATTACCAATTTTAACAGGTACTGGTACTTGGACATTTAGTTATGGTGTTGGAACAACAACTAAAATATCTTCAAGTCCAAGTTGGACTAATACCACAACAGAAACTCTAATAGCTTCAACAACTGCTGCTAATACATTTGATGTTGACGCTAATCTTTTCAATGATATGACAAATTGGGGAAATCCTGGAAGTTATTATACTGTTGGTTCTGATGGTGCTCCAACAACTACTGAGTTCAACTTGACTAATGGAACATCTATTGTTGCTTGGTTTAAAACCATTGATGCAACATCTACAGATTCATTTGTAAAAGGTAGTGGCCATAATTTAACTGGTTCATTACTAGCAAATTGTTACCCAGCAAGATATTAATATTTAATTAGAGCGTCAGGCTCTTAACCTGACATTAATTGCGGGGTCATACTCGCTTACAAACATATGGCAAATTTACATGAGACCATCGACTCTCTAAACGATGAAAATGTCTCTGAAGTAAAGGAAACTTTAAAGAAAGAGGCAGCTGTTCTTGATAAAAGTAATAAACAGTTACATGCAAGAGCAAAGAAGGCTGAAGGATTTGAACGTAAAGATGGTAAATGGGTGAAGAAGGAGAAACCTAAAGAGGTTAAACCAGATACTAAACCCAAAAATCCTAAAGCAAAACAACCAGACGAACCAGATTATGCACTAGACGCATTTCTTGAAGGTAGAGACATTAAAACTCCTGATGACAAAAAGTTAATTAAGGATGAAATGGCAAGATTAAAACTACCTGCTGGAGATATTCTAGACATGAAGCATATCAAAGCTCAACTTAAAGACGCTAAAGACCAGCGTGAAGCTGAATCAGGTATGCCAGAAGGCGGGAAAAGTAAAGCAGGGGGCAATAAAGGTTCTGTCGATTATTGGATCGATAGAAAAGATAAAGACGGAAATTATATAACCCCATCAGATACTAAACTAGCCAATGAAGTCATTGACGCTAGATTAAAAGCTGATAAGGAGAATAATATGTTCTCTGATGATTTACATAATTAATCTGGTAAGGTCGTAGTCTGGTTGCTAATTAAAATAGAAAGTAATCAGAATGGCAAATACAATCACTTATAACAAGCATGATTACGTGCAACGAATGCGTAAACGTCTTATGACTCCTACTACATGGAAGGATGTGCTTAAAGTAATGTATTCAAATATTCGTACTATTGTAAATTCTTACATGAGTACCGAACCGTCAGTTGTTACTGGTACTCGTGGTACTGCTTATAATTATGAAGACTTTGTTTTGACTGCTGATACATTAACTATAAGTACTTACAAAGTTATTCCTATGTTTATTGACGAAGCAGATCGTTACCAGCAAACCTATGCTGATCAGATGAAGATTGCTGATTTTCAAGGTAAAAAGATCGATGAAGCTCTTGAAACTCTTATCTTGGCTACTCATGCATCATGGAAAGATTTTGGTGTAACTGACTTAGCTAATACAGGAGATGATGATACATCTCAAATTACTGTTTCAGCAGCTAATGTTGATGACATTATTCGTGCTATCAAGAGAAAACTCTATGAAAATAATGGTGTTGATTTAGCAGTTGAGAACGGTATTTTTATTGTATGGAGAGCAGAAGATTTTGAATTGTTAGAAGCATTTGTTCAAGCTAATGGTTTCACAGAAGCCGATATTAGCTTAAAGAATGGTATTCCAGTTCAAAAAGCATTCCGTTATATGGGTGTTGACCATTATCTGTCAAACTCTCATACCGCTAATCATGTATTCGCTGGTATTAAGAAACAGGCAGAAATTGGTATCTTAAAAGGTACTTACGGTAAAGCTAAATTCATTGAAGATCCAGCTAAGTTGTCAGGACTTGGTATCGTATCTCGTGTAGATTATGGTACTAACTTCCCAGCTCAACTAGCTGAATTTTTTATGGATATTAACGTTGCTTAATTGTTGATATATAGGGCGGGTAATTCACTAAAAGGATTGCCCTACCCGTTATGTTAAAAATTGCTTTGGGAATGCCTACAAATAGGTTGATAAAACCTAAGACAGCAGCTTCAATAATGAATTTGATAGCTCATTCAAATTATGAGTTCGAGATTCTAGTATCTACTAGGGGATATAACACCTCTGAGAATAGAAATTGGATTGCTGCAAAAACAGTCAATTCTGGGTGTGATTATCTCTTTTTTGTAGATGATGACATGATATTACCTGAAAACGCCTTAGAAAGGCTTTTAGAGGCCAATAAAGATATTATAGGAGGGGTTTATCTAACTAAATACGAGGTTCAAGACTATGTTTATGAACTTCTACCAGATAAGCAGATTCCGAAAGATGAGAGAGTTGGAGTATTTGAAGTAGCTGCTATTGGTACAGGAGCAATGCTTATTAAATGTGAGGTTTTTAAGCATTTAAAACAGCCTTGGTTTAAGTACGAGTGGAATGAGAACGGAAGTGTTAAGAGGTCTCACGATTGGATATTTTGTGAAGATGCAAGAAAAGCAGGATATAGGGTATTTGCTGACGCATCATTAGATATTAAACATATAGGTTCATTCAAATATTGATATACGATAGCGAAGATGATATAATTAAGGCATAATTATTAAATATAATATTATGCCAAAAGGAGTTTATAAAAGAGTAAAATCTGTATGGAACAAAGGTAAAAAATTAGGTTCAAATTTAGAACATTCAAAAAGAATGAAAGGCAAAAAACCTTGGAATAAGGGTTTAACAAAAGAAGATCATCCATCAATTAGTAAAATGGGGTTTCAAAAAGGACACAAACCATAATGTGTTGATTGCGGTAAACAAGCAAGAGACTGGTCAAATAAAGACCATAAATATAAAAGGAATTTGGACGATTATCAACCACGTTGCTATAAATGCCATAAAATTTATGACAAAAGATAAAACCAAAATTACGATTGCTGTACCCACTAATAGAGGATTTCAGCCAGAAACATTTCAGTGTTTATTGGAATTAATAGCTGAAGTATCTAGTAAATATAATTTACACCTTATTTGTCCTGAGCATGGATATACTATTGCCGAGAACAGGAACTACATTGTAGTCCAAGCTTTGAATAACAAATCTGAATGGTTGTTAATGATTGATGATGATATGACTTTTCCACCTGATACCTTAGATAAGCTTATTTCAAACGATAAAGATATTTGTGGAGTAGCTTATCACCCAAGATGTGATTTAGACCGTATGAAAGCAATAGATGAAACTCATTATGTTAATCTTGAAAAGAATAAAGATCCAAAATATAAAGATGTATTTGAATGCCATGCTACTGGAACTGGGATAATTTTAATTAAAACCAGTATATTCCTTAAAATTAAAAGACCTTGGTTTCAATTTGAATACCATCCTACTGGACAATGTAAATTGGGGGAAGACTGGTATTTTTGTGAGAACGCAAAGAAATTTAATATTAAAACATTCGCCGATCCAACTATCAAAGTTGGACATATTGGAGAGAAAATTAATTAACTAAAAAAATATGGCAACATTTACAAAAATAAATGATTTTGTAGAAGATGTGGCAGAAAAAAAACATGATCTAAGTTCAGATCAATTAACAGTAGCATTATCTAATACTGCTCCTGGTTCTGAAGGTAGTGATCCTACTGCTGATGGTAATGGAGTATTGGCTAATGTAACAGAAGTTTCTTATACAAATTTATCTTCAAGAAATATTACCACAGCGTCTTCTGCTGTAAGTAGTGGAACTTATAAATTAACATTAACTGATTTAACATTGAGTGCCAGTGGTGGATCGGTTGCAACGTTTAGATATATTTATATTTATAATGACACAGCAGCAAACGATGAGCTTATTTGTTATTATGATTATGGTTCTGCTTTAACGTTAGCAGATGGTAATACACTTACTTTGGACTTTGATGGTACAAACGGAGTATTAACAATAGCATAAAATGACTTATAAAGGTGGCAAGATAAAGAAAGAGTGTGTTATTTGTAAGAAAACATTTAATAGAGATATGCCAAGTAAAACTATAACTTGGGGGCATAATCTTAAGGAGGTGATGACCTATAGCTAATACACAATCAATCGATTTAGAAGAAGATAGTAGTCATTATCTATCAGCCGCAGATAGTGCAACTCTATCACTTTCCTCTGATTTCACAATAGAGGCTTGGGTTAAATTTGAATCAGTTGATGCGAATGAAGCGGTAATAGCAAAGTTTAAAGTAGATGAAGTAGATAAGAGGTCTTATTCATTTTCTGCTAGTAATGCAACTCTTGGTGTTGCTGTCTCCTCAGATGGAACAGCTGCCAATACAACAGTACTTTCAGTTACATTTGAACCAGATAATGGTGTGTGGTATCACGTTGCAGTTGCTTATGATTTAAGTGCTGGAACAGCAGATTTTTATGTAAATGGCTCACAACAGGGAACACAACAATCTGGTGGTGAAACAGTGATAGATGATAATAGTTCTCTACTTACAATAGGTAGGGCATCAGAAACTTCTGGAGATTATTTTGATGGTAAAATTGATGATGTTAGAATTTGGAATGACATTAGAACATCAACGGAAATATCAGATAATTATAAAACTGAGTTAGTTGGTAATGAAGCAGGTTTAGTAGCTTATTGGAAATTAAATAATAGTTTATTAGATGAAACTACCAATGATAATGATTTGTCTAATCCAAATTCAGCATCATTTTCTACAGATATTCCACCAGTTGCAAATACATTAGTTTGTTCTGTTGGTTCTTTTGCTCTTACTGGTGTTGCTGTTATATTGGGTAGGGGTAGAACGTTGATTTTGAGTGCTGGAAGTTTTGTTTTATCTGGAGTAATCTTAAAATTTCATTCATGGACAAAAAGAACCAAACCATCAACTTCTTGGACTGACAGAACTGAACCATCAACTTCTTATTCAACTAGAACAAAACCCATTACAACGTGGAGTAAACGATAATTAATAATAAATAAAATGACATTCCTAGAACAACAAACAAAATTAATGTTACTCTTGGGCAATATATCTACTACAGAATATTCTACGGCAAATCAAAAGATAGCTCTAAATAACTATTACCATGACTTTATAGTTAAGGCTATAATGGCTAATATTGGTTGGGAAGTATCTGGTGAAGTTGCCACTGCAAATATAGTAGCTAACCAAAGAGAGTATTTATTTCCTACTGATTTACTTACTATAAAATCAATAGAGGCTAATTTAAGTTCTGGTGCTACTGAGAATCAATGGACTAAACTAAAGATAGTTGATATAGCGAATATTCCACAAGCATTGACAAATCAACAAGATGCTAGTGATACCATTGATTCTGCTTACGAAGTTAGGTTGTATGATGAATCTATATTTTTTAACTGGTTACCAGAATTTAGTGTAACCAATGGATTAAAGGTTTATTATAGTAAAGAGGCTACTGATTTATCTGCCGATGCAGATGTAGCAAATCTTCCACAATTCTTACATATTGGTATGGTATATGGAGCTGCTTTAGATTATTCTATTCAAACGGAACAAAATAGACGCATCTCAAACTTCAAGGCATTATTAGATCAAAAACTTGAAGAATGTGAAGAATATTATGCTAATAGAGCACCAATAATTAGACCCAGAATAACTACTAAACAAAGACTTTTTAAATAATATGGGAGTAATAACAATAGGAGCACAAGAATTTGTAAGGGGTGTATCATTTACAGATGATTTACCAGATGCTGGCTTTAGTCCAGAAGATAAAGTAAATAATCCTAAGATATATCCTGGTAAAATGACCAGTGGGTTTCTTTATACAGAAATGTCTAATGAAGCTGGTAATCTTGCCACAGATAATAAAATTATAGCCTCTGTTTCAGATGGTGCTACCCTTAGTCCAAATCTTTTATATTTTGTTTCTAAACCAGCTGGTAATAATGCTAATTTTTATAAATGGAATGCAATAGGAAATGAACCAACCCTTGAACAAACTGATTCTGGAGCAAGAAATTATGAAGCTGGTATTACCGATATGGCTTATTTTGGAACTGATATATTCG